TCCCGTTTGACCGCTTGTGAGCGTTCCGTCAATTTTGCTCCAAGATGAGTTGCTAAATGTATTCGACTGCAATAGGTTATTAACCTTCGCCTTCTCAATAAGACCGCTACTATTCACCCGTGTCGCTTGGATGTCGCTACCTCTTGAAAAGGTGAAATCTCCGCTGCCGTCCGTTGGTTTGATTGAATATAATTTATCCTCTTTTACGCCGCTTGGAATCATTACCAATGAGGCTTTGTCAAATGTTGTTGCCATATTAAATTGTTTGTTTTAGTGATGCCACCGCTTGGTTGACGCATTTTTGTGATTCAAATACCCCGGAATCGGCGATCACTCGTGAACGAAAGTCGGCAACAACCGACCCAATTCCCGAATGAAACACGCCTCTACGAAGTAGGTAATAAAATTGAGCGTTGTTCATTTTTTATGTCTTTTTTAGTGTAAAAACACTTGTTACAAATTTAATTATCATTGATGCGGAATCATTGGCATTATCCCGGTAAATCGCCATTGTACCAAACGCCGGTGTCTGAATTATACATCAATACTTGTCCCATCGTTGGCGATGTGATTTCCACATTGTGCAAATCATCCAACTTCATCCCTTGCGTCGCACGAACCAAAATGACCCCTTGCGTCGCGTGGGCATTGATAACGATGGCCGTCGGAATCTTTAGATTCGGTGCCGATGGTTCTACGGGTGTAAATCCACCCGCCGTCGTTGGGTCTAACCACAACACGTCTCCATCGGAATATGCTTCCGTGTTCAACCCGCTAATCTTTCCGAATTCAATGACCTTGCCGTCGGCACCATTGTCGATGTTTTCCGCCGTGACGCCAATGAAGTATTTCGCCTCAACGCTTCCATCGGCCTCGGCGCGAACAATCGTGATGCGTCCCGACGATCCCAACGTTCCCGATGCCATCACCGCCGTGCCTTTATCAATGGCCGCGCCCGATTGATTCTTCACGTTGTACACCATATCTTGGCCAAGGAAATGTTGGATGCCGTTCATCGTCAATGCGATGGTATCTTCGTCACCATTCCATTCCATCGTTCCTTGCGCACCCGAACCGCCGGTCAGCTGAACCGATGGTGCATTGGCCGCCCCATCGATTTGTAAATCATCGGTGATTTGCGCCGTGCCATCGGTCTTTTGTTTGTATGGCCCAATCGATTGGTTGTCTAAATCAATAGGCATATCGGCCACACTTCCCGAACCAACGTTGGAATACATACCATTGAAATCAGCCACGGCCACCACCAATGTATCATCACCAATGTCGCGTGGGTCGTTGGACACATCCACATCATCAATGACGCGGGCAATTTGGAACACTTCGACCTCTAATTCATCATTGTTGGCGTTTAATACGGAGCGCACTGGCAACCAATACTTGGAATCAAAACGCAAACGATTCTTGAATCCCCCACCATTGATGATGGTGCCCTCAAAACGATTCACGACCTTGGATTGCAATCCCAACGTTTCGCGGGTGGCCATTTTCACAACATCAACGTATGATCCCGAATTCCCAATGCGCCAACCGGTTGACGGTACCCATGTGGACCCGTTCCACACATAAAGGGAACCAATGGCCCCAGCGCCATCACCCAACAACGTTTGACCCAAATCAACGGTGATATTCGATCCCAATGCCGTTGATGTATTTTGCGCCTCATAGATGGATTCCACAATGGCCGTTGGGTCATTGTCATTTTCAAATTGTGCCGTTTGCAATGTCGCCCTCCATGAAAATGCGTTTGGCGATGCAATGAACGTTGGGTCCAATCCGAAATCGTAGAATCCAAGGAACTCGATGTCAATGTAAACCTCACCATCCGTAGGTAATGGACCGGTGGTCATCCCGTATTGCGTGGTGGTCTTTAATGACGACGATCGTGATACGGTGTTCCCGGCGAACTTGAATGTATCTTGCGTGGTACTCCATGAACCGGTACCAAATACCAATGAATTCACAATCAATGAATTTTTCCAATACTTGGTGGCCGAACCATCGGTTGGCTCCAATCGAATCGTCACGCCAAACAATGGCGTGGCCGTGCCTTGCAATACATTGGAAATGTAGGTTTGCACCTCCGTCTTAATCTGTAACACTAATCGACCATTGTCCGTTGATGGAATGATACCGACATCAAGTTCACCCGTGGGGAAAATAACCGCACGACCAATGATGTTGGCCGATGATTTGCGTTGTTGTGCCAACGTCACTTTCTTCACCGCCGGCAAATAACGGAACAACCCACCCGAACGATGGGCTGTTTTTTGGTCGATCAACGTGTCCATCTGAACGGTATCATTGCCGTTTGCCGTGCCATCGTTCAAATAATAGAACTCACGAATGTCGGTGTTGTCACGCTCACTGATTTGTTCAAATCGGAATGAACCATCATCAAAGTAAAATCTTGCATTGAGGATGACCGCCATTTGCCGGATGATCTCCAGTGCGTTGATGTATTCACGGTCACCCGATGATGTCAATGTGGTGAATGCCTTTAAATCCGTTTTGATATTATCCAACGGGTCCATCGTCGATGAATACACATGCTCGTCTGCATACCAATTGACCACAGACGTCAACATCGTTTCATCAGATTCAAACAACGCGCTGATGTTTGCATCGGTCATCATCTCAATGATGGCGTCCTTGAATGTCTTTTGAAAGGCTTGATTCAGCGTGAATTCATAATCAATGGTTGAAAGTATGGAAATACCATCGGCCGCACGCAACTGGATGGCACGTGGTTTTGATTCATCAGCTTCCTCAATCAAATCTTGCGTGATATATCCCGTCCAATACAATTGGAATTCTGAATCGGGCAGTGTCTTTGAACTGCCAAGGGCGTCAATAGCATCCACAACACACGAACCCCCCTCATATATGCCGCCATCGGCCAACACTCGTGATTCATTGGATTGTTGCCATGCGTCTGACCTCGTTTCATCACCAACGCCCAGCGATTCCAATGCATCATTTACGCAATCACCACCCTCGTATGTGCCGCCATCGGACACCACACGGTTGCGGTAATCATCGGCGATTGTTCGCGATCGTGGTTTTGACCATTTTTCAATGCGCAAGGAAAACTGTTTATCTTGCGCGTTCAATAATGCCGTGCGAAACGCATCGACAAATACCGAATCGTTGTAAATGGTCAACGATACCGATGAACCAACAATGGGTGAATAAACGGTGTCCGTTTGGCCGTCGTGGGTCAAGGTGAACCCATCTCCGCCAACATTGACATCGTATGCATTGCCTAAATACGCAGAATCAATGATTTTGATTCGGTATTGGTCGTCGTTTAACGTGCGAAATTCCGATTGTAGTCTAATTGCCATATTTTAATATCCGCGTGAACGTGTTCTACTTCTCTCCGCTCGATCTTGTACCAATAACAAATCTTGACCGCGAATGACTGAAACGATATTCATTCCACCACCTTCACCGCCGAATCCGCCACCAAATCCAAGGCCGCCCATTCCAGCAAATGTTTCACCGAACAATGATCCGAATCCACCTTTGAAGCCTTCTCCAAATATCTTGGCTCCAGCTGCACTAGCGCCACCAAAGGCAATGGACATTGCTATCGCCACCAATGCTGCCGCCGCCGCCGTGGCCAGAAGGTCAATGATCATTTGCTTCAACATGCGCCCGAACGCCTCACTGAATGCCTCCATGCGTGTTTGACCCTTTTCCAATGGTGCAAATGCATCTTGAAACGTTGATTTCAGAATCAACCCCATTTGCATGAAACCTTGTTGCAATGATTGGCGTTCGGCATCCAATCGGTTCAAATTGCCTTGGAAATCCTCAACAACCTCGGACGCATCTTCAACCTCATCTTCGATGGTTTCAATCGGTCCGGTCAAGGCCGCCGATTGACCAAATTTTTGAGCCAATCGACCGAATTCTTGTTGCAACTCTCTTGTCGCCGCCGCCGCATTGGCAACGGCCTCTTTGTATGATTTGGACAACGTGATCGCCGTGTTCGTCGATTCATTTGTCTTATCAATCTTTTCCTTTTGTTTCTCTTGCTCCTTGTTGGTTTTGCCCATCTCTTTTCGGGCTTCAACCATCGCATTCAAATAAATGCGCAGTGCCTCACCTTGCGACCCTTGGAAATAAGACGCGATGTAGGCCATACGTTCCACACCAGTGATTTGGTCTGAAATCAATGTGCTGATGGAATCCAATCCCCCTTTGACCTCATCAAGGAATGCGGAATACACCGGTTGCAATTGCTCACCGATGGCAATCTTTAGGTTGTCGATTTCCGCCCGTTGTTGTGCGACCTTCTCAGATGTGGTCAATACCACCTCACCGGCATCACCCATTTGGCGTTGGATGATGTTCCCAACCGCCGTGGCCATATCGCCCGTTTGGTTGAATTCCTCACGAACTTCCGTGGCACTAAATCCAAGGTTGTCAAGAATCGGAATCGATTTTCGTGCGATACCCAAAACAATGGATTCCGCCATGTAATCAATCGATTCACCAGTTTCCGTTGCACGTTGTTGGGCGAATCCTAAAAGGTTGCCCAATTGCTCCAATGGAATGTTGAAGTTTTTCGCCTTCACGGCCATCTTCATCAATTCCAAATCATTGATGGTGCCCTTGGTGGCCTTGCGTAAATCATCCAACAACGCTGGATCATCGATGCGATCAAATGCATTGCGTACACCCTCCACTTGGTTGGCCAATTGGATGGATTCCATTGCGAATTGACGAATGGCATCCACAGCAAATGACGCTCCAATGGTCGCGCCCAATGCAGAAAAACCACCCGACATTTTTTGCAACGAACGGTCAATGTTGGAGATACCCCGGCGGAAATCCTTTAGGTCCGCTCCGAATTTTAAATCAATTTGTGGTTTTGCCATCGCCAAACACTTGTTTTATCGCTTCTTTTACTTCTTCAAATGTCGCCGCACGATGAACGCGTTTTTTGTTTTCCCAAGGGAACGCAATCAGATCGCGTGGCTTCAATTTCCTTTTGGTGTGCGGGGCAATCGTTACCGCCGCCAACCATCGGGTGGTTTCCCATTTCGTTTGCATCTCATGTTCGATGATGCGTTGGAATCCCAATCTTTTGTTTTGGAACTGGCGCGGCGTCATGTCGTACAATTCGCCAATCGTCATTCCCATTTCGCCCAACCCGATTGATTCCAAATCATCCCATGTGAATGATTCGGTGTCGTGTTGGGCATTTACTTTTTTTCGGCGTCTGATGGTTTTATGAACGATTCCACAAAATAGGCCACACATTGTTCGATGATCGTTTGATCTTCATCCAACAAATCGGCCACATCATCCATTGTCATATTGAATTCAATCTTTTCAACACGGGCGCCATCTTTCAATCCCGCCCAAATCAATGCGATTGCGTAATCAATAGACATTGAATCTTGCAATTTTGATAATTCATCCAAACCGATGCCCGTTTGATTGGAAAACAAACGCAGTGCGTTGAATCCATATTTCACCGGGTAATCAGTGCCGTTTACTTTAATTTGTTTTGTCATTGTGTTGTTGTTGTTGTTTTAATAAAGGGACCGCCCGATGGACGATCCCATTGTTTTGTTATGCCACCGCCGCTTGCGTCAACGTGCTTGTTCCTTGGAACGAGAACGAAAATGTTGCATTATCTTCAAATCCAGCATCGTTGCTGAATTCCGTGAAATAACCTTGTCCACTGTATGCAATCTCACCGGTTGATGTTGAACCGAATTTCACATACACTTGTGTACGATTAGACACGAATGTGAACAAATCGTCTGGTGTTGCCTTGCCGCTGTTTGAATAAACAACCAAACCTTCGCCCGATAATGTCCATGATTTTTGCCCTTCCAACACTTCCATCCAGCCCGCTGAATCCTTTGTGCTCGTGTCACGTGTTGCCATTGATACCGCCAATGATGCGGATGTCATTTTTCCAACGATTTCATATGTTGTGTCGTCGGATGATACTTGAATCACAACGTCAGTTGAATTCATTACGGATGTACTTGCCGCCATTTTTATCCTTTTTTAAGTTTTTACTATTCTGAAATTTAAATCAACTTCGACGCCAAAGGTTTCCTCATCTACATTAAACACCTCTGATACGGTGTCGAATGAACACGATTGAACCTCAACGCCTAAAATTGTTTCGTCCATACGCACGAACGCCGAACGTACATTGTCCACCGCCGTTTGTAGTGTGCCGTAATCCGTTCCCACCATTGTGATGGACACGTTTACGATGTCAATATGTGAATCAGCATCTTTTGAACCCTCCGTGCGGATGGACGTCGTGTCGTACACTGCAAAAGGCGTTGCACCACCTTGCGCCCCGATAACGGGGTAAACACGACCACCAAACACGTTGTTCAATGCCGATGTGTTATCGAATTTATATTTGATTACCTTCCCAATCATCGCATTCCAATTTTTTGGTTGAAACCAAGTTTTTTGATCTCGGCATTCAAATAACTACTGAACGCACGTTTGATTCGTGGTGCTGCAAATCGCTCACCCAATCGGATGGCGTTCTTTGACCAACCGAAATTCTGTCCATTGTATTTTGATCCGTCGCGGAAACGCAACCATCCAAATGCAATGAACCCAGCGAACCAACCGCCTTTTTCCGGGTGTCTATATGCGCCCGTTTTTCGTGGACCAACCGATGCAACAATTGAATCAACACCGGGCTCTTGTTTCGGAAACTTGATACCGATCGATTGTTTCAACTGCCCCGGAATGATTTCCGCGTACACCTTGCCGTTTCTATACACTGCGAATACCTCATCAGAATCGGTGATTTGTGATTTGTATAACCGAACAACGGGTTTCAAACCCTTGCGTGCGGCCTTCTTCAAAACACGTTTGCGCACACGCTCATCCAATTTCTTGAGATCGCGCATGACGCGTTTGTCGCCAATCATTGTCAATTTCACGTTACTCATGGCGCATCAGTGTATTCGCAACGAATCATTTGGAATGCATCACGGGCATCCGCCGATTGTATTGCGAGGATTTTGTATGTTTTGTCGTTGTACAAAATGCGCATTTGTGCGTTTATATCCGTTCGATAACGAATGAAGAAATCAACACGGTGGGTGGATGAAATCATATCGCCATTCTCACCTTCATTCCCGACCTTCTCAACAACCTTCGCCCATACGTTGGCCAACGTTTCAAAATCACGTGTCGCTTGTCCATAAAGGTCGGCATCAACGCCACCCAATGAATTGATGTCCGCCGTCAAACAAGTGTCGTCCACTTGTCCAAAATCATCGCTCACACGTGATTCGAACGCCGTTTCCACATCAATGGTATTTGATGCGGCCACCACGGCTTTTTGAATCGTGATTCGACGGTCTAATTGTCCAGCTTGGTCAATCATTAGAATGTGAAGATTCGGTATGGGTTCCACAAATATTCAGATGCCGTTGGCAACTGCTTCACTCGATCATTGCGTTGATCGTACAAATCCGAAATCACCAACATCATCCCTTGAATCAATGGCTTTGGAATCGATGAAACATCGGTCCCCACAACATAACGCACAATCACTTGGTTGACCACACCGGCCGCGGCAAACCAACCGGAAACCGATTGAATTCTTGCCGGCTCCGAAATGGTGTCCGTTGTATATGCGTCTGTGGAAATGGTTGTTTCTGACCCGATTTCGTTCACATATTTCACACTGGTGATTGATGCAACGGGACCGCGTGACAAATAAATCAAGTTCGATAAATTATCCCAACGATTTGTCGGGAATTTATCGAAATACTCATCAATGGTAGTTGTTACCAAAATACGTCGGGTGTACTCCTCACACATCTGACGTGATGCCGTAATCAATGCCGAAATCAATGCATCGTCATCGCTATGGTCAACGCGAAGAAAATTCTTCGCCTCTGTCAATGTGATTGGCTCACTCGCCGCCGCCGTTACAATATCAATTGCCATGTGTTATCGTGTTTCCTTTGATGTATTTTTCTTCACCGCCTTTTTTGCACGCTTCTTTGGTGGTTCGGCAATCGCCTCACAAAAACCAGCGTTCAAAAAGTCGGTCAACATCTCATCGGAGTGGATGTCCACCACCGCATGTTTGCGGTAGTGGAATCCAGTTCCGGTGATAGATTTTAAAAATCTAACCTTCATGATGATTAGGCTTGAACCAAGTGCTTAACCGCACGGCTATCGAGAACCTTCGCATCTTTACGAGCGTAAGCCACGAAACCAACTTCTAATTCATCCATGTAGCGTTCGTTCAAACGTACCATCTGAACACCTCCAGCGCTACGAACAACGTACTTGCTGAAATCAGCCGCAACCAATGTCTTTTCACCAGTTGTGATTGCTGATGCCATATCGTTGTTGTAGTATACGTTATAACCGAACAATTTGTCTGGCTGACCCGCTTCCATCGATGGGATGAAGATTGGGAAATCGTTAGATGAACCGATACCAAGCGCACGGATTGCCGCAATCACGTTGTCGTGTGCCATCAAACCGAACGATATCTTGCAACAACTGCATTGACACTTTCACTTGTGATGCGTAGTTGTATGCACTCAACTGAGCATTTGCAAACGTCATATCTTGAACAGTTACCGCCGCCGCTTCACTTGTCAATGCCGCATCAGTTGCCGTGTCGTTGATTGTTGGGTAATCCAACAATGCGCCACCCGCTGTGTTCAATTTCTTTGCAAGTCTTTCAACCTCACCAGTGAACAAAGACGCGATGTCAAGTTCGTCGCTGAAATCTTGAGGAACCAAGAAACCACCCAAAGAATCAGTACCAACGATTTGTGTTGACGTACCACGAAGTTCACCCATGATTGAACGTTCTTCGCTGGTCAATGAACCCATACCGTTGCGAAGGTATTTTTCGAATGCACCTTTTTTCGTTGCCTTTGGATCCGCTTGACGTGCTTCGGCGTTTGATGCCAATTCTTTTTTCAATTCAGCGGCACGCTCCAACGTGTCGATTTGGTCTTTGATGCTTCTTGCATCAGCTTCCATTGCGTCGAATTTCGACTTTTCTTCGGCGTTCAATGAACGACCTTCTTTTTGTGCGTTCTCAACGATTGCAGTTGCATTTTTAATCAACTCAGCACGTTGTCCGCGTAGTTCGATGTTTTTCATCGTTTAAAAATTTAGAATTTTACTTTTATACAAATAAAGGTTGGAATCTTCCCCCTTCGTTTCCACTGCTTCGGATGCCGCATCATTTGCCGCCGCCGCGCTGGTTTCTTCTTTGGTTTCCGTTTCCAAATCGCGTGTTTTCAGTTCCGATGTGGCGTCCGGGTAGGCCGGTTGCGCCACTGGTGAAACATCCAACAATCGTGATACTTTTTCAATGATTCGGTAAGTTTTACCGCCTCTTTGTTCCCAACGATCTTGACCGATAAGGAAAGCGAATGAACTTTGGTTCACATCGCCACGCTTCATCAATTCAACCAAATCATTGGCATATGTTGTGTTTGGTAGGTCTACCTCATAATACAATCCACGCTCATCGGCGCCAATTCTTAATGTGCCACTTGATACACGACCTAACAATAGATTTTCATCGTGGTTAAAATACGCACGGACATCATCCGACAACACATCATCAAATGCGCCACGTTCGATTTGCTCGTAGAATCCACCCATCCATTCGGAATCTGAATTGTAAATGGCGGCATATCCACGAATCACATTTCCATTGTGCTCAACATCTTCCATTCGGAATTCACGTTGTTCGCGAACGACGGATGATTTACGAACCTCTGCATCGTATTTTTCCAATGTGCTGAATCTATGGACCACGTTCAACACTGGTTTTCTTTCAATATACGCGTCTGATTCTGAATCGTAGCGATACAGTCTAATGAGTGCGGCGGGATCATCCGCCGTGCCGTTCACGATGAAACCCGAATCGGCTTCTAATTCGCCGTCGCGTTCCACTTGGATGATACGGCCATAAGCATTTCCACCGGATGAATTCCAACGCACGAAATCACCAACTTCCAATTCGTTTGGTTCCGCACGTTTTTCGTCTTTATATCCAGCCTCATCCATTTCCGATTTGCCAAAAGTGATGACGATCTCATCATCAGTTTCAACCACGGATTTTATATGTCTTTTGTTTTCTTCCATTTCTTCAAGTGTTGTTTTTGCCCAATCAAGCATTTCATCACCGCCCCATGCGGCAAACATAATCGAACCGCAAATTTCGTTCCCGTCGGCATCTACAAAATCGCCTTGGTCGTATGTTTTAGCACGCGACAAAAACGAATAAATGCGTGGCAATCTATCGTGTGACACCGTTTCGCGATTCGCCAAAATGCGTGCCGTGTTCCAACCGACAACCGTTCCGCAATCAGAATCGGTTTCTTCGCGATGTTTCAACGCGCGTGCGGCATTATCTGATGCCGCTTGTGGGTAGTTATTCCACGGCATCTTGATCGTTGTTTTGTGGTGTTCCAACCTCCACCATGTTCATTGGTTGCAAATATGCATCGCCGCCGTCGATTGGTGCTAAATTCTCCATCTTACGAACGTCGTTCGCTGAAATCCAGCCCCATTGGCGTCCTTTCGTGTATGCTTCGTAACGTGAACGAATATCGCCACGCAACAATCCATCCATATTGAATCGGATGTAATAACGGTCAGAATCATTGCCCACAAACAATTTACGGTTGAACTCTGATTCCCAGCGTTTCACCCAAGGTAAAATCGTATTGCGTTGGAATTGGATTCCTTGTTCCTCAATGTTGGCACGCGTTGAACTATTTTCCAACGAACCTAAATAAGCTAATGGAATACGGAAAAATCTTGCGATGTCCGCAACGGCAAATTGTCGTGTTGAAATGAATTGTGATTCTTGTGGGCTGATAGACATTTTTTCCACCTTCATCCCTTCTTCGAGAATCGCTGTTTTGTGGGCGTTATCCAATCCCGAATTACGTTGGGTCCACGAACGGATCAAACGTTTATATGCCTCATCAGATAAACGACCGGGGTGTGTCAACACCGCTGAAACGTTTGCGCCATTACCAAAGAATGAACCACCGAATCGGTCGGCCGCTAATCCAAGGCCAATTGATTCTCGTGCCGCTTCCAAAACTGATTTTCCAACGACACCATCGAATCCCAATCCAACCAAATGAATCATTTCAGAATCGTCGAATGTTTCTTTGCCATCTACTTGATAAAATTTCTCGTCTTTGTAGACCTTCACGTCCACGCGATCTGGATGGACCGGGATCAATTGCAATGGATTCCCAGCACCATCACGCTTGATGGCGATAAATGCGTTTCCATGCAGACACAAATGCGCTTGACACGTTTCACGGAAAGTGAAATCCGTCATCATTGCATTTGGGTGATGAATCAATTTGTTGATTGGGTGTGCGCTTGCATCGACAACGATATCATCGTTGGTTTGCTTCACGCCCCATGGCAATGTTGCCATCGTTTCAGATATAACACGAACGGCACCAAAGACCGCCGACAATTGCATCGCCGTGTTTTCAGTTACCGCAATTCCAGTTTTCGATTCATTATCGGCAAACAACCAATCGGCTGGATTCGACAATGACGTCGATGGGCGATTTGGGTTGTTTCTAAATGCGCCCAAAATACGCCCGAATAAGTTTTGATTTTCGGCCATTCGGTTGAAAATGATTGTACAATTCGGTGACAATGTACATTGTCACATGCAATGGTCAAAACAAAAATCGAAATAAAAAAAGGGACGCCACGAATGACGTCCCTAAACCAACCAAAAAAACAACATGCCCGAACGGGCGTCATTTTACCTTAATGCTTAACAATACGCGCACTTTTGCGCTTCAACCTTTCGTTCAATGCCGATTTACTGAATGAAACAAATCGTGTGCATTCTTTTAATACCACACCCGATGGTGAAATGCGATCAACAACGAATTGTTTCCCAGTGCGCACCATCTCAATAATGCTTCCAACCGATAAATGTTCAATAGATTTCATTTTGTGAATATATTAATTATTTCCCAATAATTCCAAATCTGTGCGGAAAACATTTATTATTTCCCCATCAATTAATATGCGGATGATGTAACCATCGCCATTTTCCGCCATCCACGGCGTGAATCCCAATTCAAACAATTTCAATCCCAATTCACGGGCATCTTCTAATTTCATCATAACATTCGAATGCCTTGTGATTCATAGGTCGATGATCCCGTGACATCCTTGTTTTCCATTGTCATCATTTCACCCAATGCCATCACCATTGCGATGATGCCGTCGATTTTATCACCCGCTTTCGCTTTGCTGAACTTTATGTTTTCAGCATCGTCCTTTTTGGTCACCACATTAGCAACCATCCATCGCAACATCCCATTTCCGCCGTGATGCAACAATCGTTTCTTAACCAACACTTCGGCATTCTTGATCGGGCTGGTCATCGAAATAAACCCTTGGCCGAACGGGTCCATTTCTAACCCTTTGTCGGTCAACTGCTGGACCAACGAATTGGAGTTCCAACGGTCAAACGCAATCGACTGGATGTCGTACAATTCCGCACATTCCAAAATCGTTTTTTGAATGATATTGTAATCTGTGGAATTGCCTTCGGTCACAATCAGTTCTTTGTTGCGCACAAACGCATCGTATGAACCACCGGTTTGATTTCTTCGGCGCTCAACGGCCGCTTCTGAAACAAACATTTTCGGAATCACCTTGATGGAATCATCATCCATTGGGAACACCATCACAAAGGCCGTGACATCCTCCGTGGCGGCCAAATCAAGACCGGCGTAACACTTGCGACCCCTCAATTCATCCAAATCAATGGTTCCACTTGATTGCATCCATTCATCATCGGCAATCCAGCCCGATAAAGAATTGACCCATTGGTTCAAGTGCAATTGTCTGAATGCGATTTCAGCGGACGGCAACGATTTGGCTTCGTTCGCCATCTTTTCGAAATATTCGGGCTTGATGCTGATGCCGAAATTGGGGTTCGCCTTTTTCCATGTTTCCATATCATGAATGTCATCACTGGCATCGGCCTCATATATCAATGGCAAGAATGTAGTGTCATCAACGACCCCCTCGCGCACCTTTTTTCCATAGTCGTACAATTCATAACAAATGGAATTCGGATCGAACACGCCCGCCGTTGTAATCGCAATCATCAGTGGTTGTGAACGCGCACCCATCGATGTGGCCATCACGTCCCAAAGTTCACGATTCTTCGCCGTGTGCAATTCGTCATATATCACACAACTGGCATTCGCCCCGTGTAACGTCCCGGCTTCGGCCGCCACCGCTTTGAGAAACGAATTCGTTCCCTTCTTCACGATTGAATTTTGGAACACGTTGCATTCACGCGACAAGATTGCGGAATTCCGAATCATTTGCTTTGATTTTCCGTTTTTTCTCGGAATCTGAACATAGCTTGTTCGATACTGGCGCAATCCCGCATCGTTCATTGTGCCGAACAATTCAGCGATGTATTCTTTCTGCCATTCCTCCAAAAGGAATGGTTTTCCAGCCAATTCCCCTTTGACGTGCGTGCATACGCGCTCAATGAAGTTGATGATTCGGTTTGCTTTTTTTTCGTCGTGGTACATCTTAAAACATTGTCAATTGCGATTGATGAACGCGCAAACGCTCAACCGCGTTGTTGTAGTATTCGGAATCAATTTCAAAACCAGTCAAATCGAACCCGCGATTGTGGCACGCCAAAGCGATTGATCCCGAACCCAAATGTGTGTCCAATATCTTGTCGCCTTCATTGGCGTAATTATCTAAAATCCACTCGTACAATTTGACGGGCTTTTGGGTTGGGTGGATTCTTACCTTGTCTGCGCCTAAAAAACCTTTGTATCTAATTTTTGCAATTCTCAACACCTTATTAAAGCTACACCAAGCCAACTCGCCATCTGCAAAATCGCAATCGCCGTTGATTCCTTTATCCCAAAAAATCCAACATCTTGACGTTTTTAATTTGTCGGCGAAATAATTCCCTCCCCAAATTATTTGATTCTTTGAAATCCTTTGTAATTCATTGAAATACTCAACACTTGGTGTTTCGTTATCCCAGTTTTTACCTTTTTTATATTTTTTATTTTTCCCACTGCCCATTGTCATTTCGGA